TGCTGGCAACACAGGTGGTAATGCTTCAGGACAAAATGCTGGAAATGGTGGTCCTGGTCTAAATACTTTATCTTCTTGGCTTAATGCTACTGGCACAGGTGTTAGCGGTTATATTGCAGGTGGCGGTGGAGGCGGCTCATATGATGGCGGTCAAAGTTACTATGCAGGAACAGGTGGTGCAGGTGGTGGCGGAAATGGTGGTGCCCGCTTTATATCAACTGGCACAGCAGGAACAGCAAACACTGGCGGCGGCGGTGGTGGCGACGCAACTGGTGACCCAAAAAATGGTGGTTCGGGTCTAGTTATTGTGAGGTATCCAGTCTAATGCCAAATACAATTATTCCTATTCAGACTTATACACTTACTTCAGATGTTACATCTATAGTTTTTTCTAATATTCCGCAAAATTATACTGATTTGAAGATTGTTTGCTCTGCAAGATCTGGAAGAGATAGTTATGCAGATGACTTAAGAATTACTATTAATGGTAATACTGCTGCAACTTATGCAAATAGAAGAATGTACGGTACTGGAAGTTCAACAGGTGCTGACGGTGGAAGCGCTACTGGACTGACATATGCCTATTCAGGAATAAGTACTGCTACTACAGCAACAGCAGGAGTTTACTCTAATACTGAGTTTTATTTCTCTAATTATACTTCTAATACTAGAAAATTATGGAGTTCTGACGGAACTGCAGAGAACAATGCTACCAGTTCGCAAGTAGGATTTACTTCAAACTCTTGTAGCGACACCAACCCAATAACTTCAATAACCATAGATGGATATAATACTCCAAGAACTTTGTTGTCAGGTTCAACATTTACATTATATGGAATATCTAATGGTGTAAAAGCAACAGGTGGAACACTCACAGTTGCTGGTGGTTATGCTTATCATACATTTACTAGTACTGGATCTTTTATACCTTCCCAGAAAATTACTGGTGCTGAATATTTAGTTATTGCAGGCGGCGGTGGAGGAAGTATAAATGAGGCTGGTGGTGGAGGTGCTGGAGGACTACTTAATCCTGTTTCACAAACTCTTAATTCAGGAACTGTTTATACTGCATTAGTAGGTTCAGGTGGTGCTACAGCGGGTACTAATGGAGTTCGAGGCTCGTCTTCTATATTTTCTACTTTTACTACAGTTGGCGGTGGTGGTGGAGGTAACGGTGGTGTGGCTGGAGCATCAGGAGGTTCAGGTGGTGGAGGAGGTGCTTACGGCAGTAATGCTGGTGGCACTCCAACAGTAGGTCAAGGATATGCAGGCGGAATCGGTTCAGTAATCAATGGTGGTGCTGGCGGTGGCGGTGGTGCAGGTCAGATTGGAACAAATGGAACCGCAACGACTGCAGGTAATGGTGGTAATGGTCTTATTTTTAATTCTTGGGGGTCAGTAACTGGTACTGGTGAATTAGTAGGTGGAGTTTACTACTATGCAGGTGGCGGCGGAGGCGGTGCCTTTACTAATAGTACTCAATCAAGGGGTGGTTATGGCGGTGGCGGTGCTGGAGGCGCTGGAACACCAACGACAGGAACTGCTGGAACAGCAAACACTGGCGGAGGTGGAGGAGGTGGAGGTACTGGTGGAACTATTGTTGGTGGCGCAGGTGGTTCAGGCTTAATTATTATCCGTTATCCACTTTCATAAAATTTAAACAATAAAAAACCCCAAAAGACAAAATGTCTAATGGGGTCTTTTTTATTAAATTTTATGCTTTACATGGATATTTGTTGTACCATTCCTGATACCGTGCCCCATTTAGGGACGACCATGATGACCAATCTGTTCCGCTCTTTGTCATGTGAAGCGCCACCTGTGCATTTGTAACTGGGTTAAATAACTCAGCGTTTGAACTTAAGTCAAACTTCTCCCTGCGATCTGGACCCAATTCACCGATCATGTTTATTTGAAACATTCCGTATGAACTATCTCCAGTTTTTAGGTTGCCATTAAAAGCAAGTGGGCGACCATTAGACTCAGCCTTGGCGATTGCACAAGCAGATCGTAAAGCCTTTCCTTTGAAACCTACTGTCTTTAATAGTTCAACCAACTGCCCATCACTTAAGTTATGAGCATTTTCGTACTTCTCTAACATTTTCTCCTTAGAAACCAAAAAAGCCCCTTTGAGGGCTGATTCCTTTTCCACTGTAGTTTTTATTAGAGTTTTAGTTTCAAGAGCATTAGCGGCGTTGCTAAAAGGTGCAAACAACCCAACCAGTGCTATTAAACCTAACCAAACCCCTTTATTCTTGTCTCTCATTGTATATTACCTCCTAGAGCAAAATTGCTACCTCACGGTAGCCTTAATCTAATTGTAGCACGAATTTGCTTTAAAAAACAAGTTTTAACAATATTTTTTTATTTTATTATAAATGTTATGCTTGGAAGTGGTATAATAATTGAATGGCTGAAACAACTATTTATGATTTACCCTACCCAACAAACACAGATCCTGTAGATGTTGCTGGGGATATTCAATCATTAGCAGAAGCAATAGATGCCGTATTACCTACAATTGGTCTTCCATTTCATACCCTTGAAATTCGCAATGTTAGCGGGGTATCAATTGCAAAAGGAGATCCAGTATACATAACAGGATATTCAACTAAACCAACAGTAGCAAAATCAGATATTGCAACAATTGGTACATTTCCAGTAGTTGGTTTGGCGCAGTCTGCAATTGGAAATAACTCAGATGGCATTATTGTTATCTCTGGTGTTTTTACTGATATTAATACCGCTTCATATACAGCAGGAGATGTTTTATATGTAGCATCTGGTGGAGGGCTTACAGCAACTAAGCCAGCATCAAATGTTGTCACTGTTGGAGTTGTTGCAAAATCTAATTCAACAAGTGGTGTTATTATTGTTTCATCCCCACGATCAAGGGCAGCAACTTGGGGAGCACTTAAGGAAGGCTTACTATAATGGCTACATACAGAGGGCAAGGATCAGATTCTTTTTCTATTGGAGCAGCCCCACCAAATGTTCTTTGGACAGTAGTTCGTGGAGACACAGCAGCATTTAGAGTTTATGTAACAGATGAAAATCGTAATCCACTAACCATTAGCGAGTGGACTATCTCGATGGATATTGTTAGACCATCAACTAGCAATACATTAATTGTTTCACTTTCTCCAGAAGTAACTCTACAAGATGACGATGGTGAGTTTACTGTTTCACTTACTTCTGGTGAATCAGAAGATCTTGAGACTGGTGATATTTTTGACATTCAATTATCTGACGCTACCCGCACATGGACAATCTGCAAGGGTACTATAACAGTAATTGAAGATGTAACTTCTGCTGAGAGTTAATTATGCCAGTTGAAAAAATTACTACCCTTGAAATTGCGAAGGTATCGGTAAAGCCAACTGAATATACAGATGTAAACATAACAAGAATAGGAACCACTCTTGCAGAGGTTCAGGGAATATACCCATTCAAGGTTAGGTTTAAAGATATTGGTTATCCTGGTTTTTCAACAAACACAACTCCAGGAATTGGCATAGCAGTCATCGGTAGTACCTTCTACATTTTATGATATAATCACATATATGGCTATAGTACCAATAACCACGCTAAAGACAAAGTTTGAGTCTGGAGATAGACCTACTGGACAAGACTTTGCAGACTTAATTGATACTACCTCATACCGTGCAGAAGCATTAGGTGGAGATGGCAACAATTCATCAACAATAACAGGTATTGAAACAGCAACAGTATTTGACACTATTGATACCAGTGTCTGGAGAACCATAAAGTATCTTATTCAGGTTTCACACCCATCTACAAGTGTATATAAGAGTACAGAGATAAACATAGTTTTTGATGGAACAAATCAAAATATAACAGAGTTTGGCACGGTATCCAATACGGCAAATGCTATTGGAAATATCACTGCTAATTTAAATTCTGGTATAATCAGTATGACGGTAACACCCGTACTATCGCCGATGACCATTCGGTACTATCGAACTGGTTTGAAGGCATGACCCAAAGGAGCACCACATGGCAACAGTAGACAAAGCCTTTAGAATCAAAAATGGCTTAGTTGTTGAGGGTAGTACTGCTACCGTCAATGGACACGATGTACTTACAAAATCAATCATAAATGCAAAAGGTGATTTAATTGTTGGTACTGCAGATAACACAACAGATATTTTAACTGCTGGAACAAACGGATATGTTTTAACAGCAGACTCAAACGAAGCAAAAGGACTAAAATGGGCAGCAGCCCCAGCAGTCGGATCATTTGAAACCTCAATTGTTTTTGAAGGTGCAACAGCCGATTCTTTTGAAACAACTCTTCAGGTAACTGACCCAACAGCAGATCGTACAATTACACTTCCTGACGTAACAGGTACTGTTGTAACAACTGGCGATACGGCAACTGTAACAAATGCAATGCTTGCAGGATCAATTGCAAATGATAAACTTTCAAATTCAGCAATTACTATTAACGGTACATCAACATCTCTTGGTGGTTCACGTACATTAGGTTCTGACGATATTGCAGAAGGTTCAACAAATAAATACTTTACAGATGAAAGAGCGCAAGATGCTGTAGGTAATGCAGTTGGCAACGGACTTTCATATGATGACAGCACTGGAGCAATTTCTGTAAATACAAGTACAATCCAGGCAAGAGTTGCAGATGTTTCCGATACTGAAATTGGATACCTTAATGGTGTAACTTCTGCTATTCAGACACAACTAGATGCAAAGTTTGCAACAGCAAATGCTTCAACATCAAATATTTCAGAAGGAACAAACCTTTACTTCACAGACGAAAGAGCACAAGACGCTGTTGGAAATTCTGTAGGCAATGGTCTTGATTATGATGATTCTTCAGGAGCAATTTCTGTAGACCCTTCAGAGTTTGCACTAAGCGCAGTTGGAGCACCAACTGGAAATGTTAGTCTAGCAACTTACAAGATTACAAGTCTTGGAACACCAACTGATTCGACAGATGCTGCTACAAAGGCTTATGTAGACTCAGTTACAGAAGGTCTACATATTCATGAGTCTGCTCGTGCAGCAACAACAGCAAACGTTAACCTAGCAAATGCTCTTGAAAATGGAGATACTCTTGACGGAGTAACCCTTGCAACAGGAGATCGTGTTCTTGTTAAGAACCAGACAACACAATCTGAAAACGGTATTTACGTAGTTCAGGCTTCTGGTCAGCCAACTCGTGCTACAGACTTTGATACTGCTACTGAGGTTGATTCTGGTGACTTCATATTCGTATATGCAGGTACAGTTAATGCCAGCACTGGATGGGTACAAACAAACAAGCCAGCAACAATTGGAACAGACGCAATCGTATTTACTCAGTTCTCAGGTTCTGGTACATACCTAGCAGGTAATGGTTTAACATTAACTGGTAATACATTTACCATTAATACAACAATTACTGCAGATTTATCTACAGCGCAAACATTAACAAATAAGTCAATTAGTGGTTCAGCAAATACACTAACAAATATTCCAAACAATGCTTTGTCAAACTCAGCAATTACAATTAATGGTACGTCCACATCACTTGGCGGAACTCGTACATTAGGATCTGATGATATTGCTGAAGGATCTACAAACAAGTATTTCACTGACGAAAGAGCACAAGATGCAGTGGGTGGAATTCTTGGATCTGGTCTTACATACGCAGATGCAACACCTGCAATCACAGTAGATTCTACAGTTGTTCAGTTAAGAGTGGCAGATGTTTCAGATACAGAAATTGGATATCTTAACGGTGTTACTTCAGGCATTCAAGCACAACTTGATACAAAGGCTGCGTTAGTATCTCCATCATTTACAACACCAAACATTGGTGCTGCATCAGGTACAAGCCTTGCATTAACAGGTTCAATTACTCTTGCTGATGCTCTTATTGGAACAGCAACACAGGCACTTACTGATGGAAATGCAACTGTTATAGACTCTTGGTCAGCAACTGCATACCGTTCAGCAAAGTATCTTGTACAAATGGTTAACGGTAATGACATTGAAGTTCTAGAAGTTCTAGTAACTGTTAATGGAGAAAACAATGTTTATCTAACTGAATATGCGGATGTTCAGAGTAATGCACAGATTGGTACAACAGATGCAGACTATTCAGGTGGAAATGTTCGCCTAAAGGTTACAGCATCAAATGGTACAACAGTAAAGGTTCACAAGACGCTTATCGAAGCGTAATGTGGGCTGAAGGGACAGTGAACTTCAGTGGCAACTAATAATAAAGACTTTGTTGTAAAACAAGGTATTAAGGTCGCTACTGGAGTTACTTTTCCTGATAATACTGTACAAAATACCGCAGCCCTTACGGTTGGAAGTACATTTCCAGTAAGCCCCTCTAATGGTCAATTATTTTTATATACTGTTACAGAAAGAATTTACTATTACTTAAATGGTGAGTGGAACCCAATAGCAACATATCTTGATGCTCAATATGAATATGATGGAAATGGTATGACCTATCCAACATTATTTGCTACACTAAACGGTGGTGCTCCAAACACTACTTTTACAAACGCTTTACCTTCAGCAGATGGTGGTAGTCCAAGTGAACAATTCTGATATAATAAACGTTGGAGGATTAATAAATGGCAACTAGGATTCAAGTTCGTAGAGGTACTACCTCCGAGTGGAATACTGCAAATCCAACCCTTACTGAAGGTGAAATCGGCTATAACAGCACCCTTGGTCAAATTAAAGTCGGCGATGGTGTTACTAACTGGTCTGGATTAGACTATATTGTAAGTTCATCTTCGTTAGATACTAGTCTTGGTTCTTATATTCCAGATAGTGAAAAAAGTGCAGTCAATGGTGTTGCAGAACTTGATGCAAGTAAAAACATTCTTGCTCCAGCGGGTATTGTTTTTGAAGGTACAGAAGATGCTCATGAAACCACTTTAGTAGTAACAGACCCAACTGCTGACAGAACCATTACATTTCCCAACGCTACAGGAACAGTAGCATTAACAACAGATCTTTCTTCATATGCTACTTTAGCAAACCCAACATTTACTGGAACTGTTAATGCAGCAGATTTAACCCTATCTGGTAATCTAACTGTCAATGGAACCACTACAACAGTAAACTCAACAACTGTTAATATTCAAAATGCTTTTGTTTTTGAAGGTACAACAGCAGACGCATTTGAAACTACTTTAACAGTTACAGATCCTACTGTTGATAGAACTATTACTCTTCCAGATGCTACAGGAACTGTACAACTTAGAGTTGAAAATGTTGATGATACAGAGATTGGCTATCTCAATGGAGTTACTTCAGCAATTCAAACACAATTAGATGGAAAAGTAGATGAATCGTTGTTTGATGCTAAAGGAGATCTTTTAGTTGCTTCTGCAGATAATACTCCAGCAAAACTTGGGGTAGGTACAAACGGATATATCCTTACCGCTAATTCATCTGCAACAAATGGAATTGAATGGGCAGCAGCGCCTATAAGCCTTCCTTCACAAACTGGGAACTCAGGAAAATATTTAACCACAGATGGAACTACTGCTTCTTGGGGAACAGTATCTTCATACTCTGCTCCAACGCTTGGGTCAACGTCTATAGGATCAGGATCTACTGTAACAAATATTGATGGTTTAACTATTAACTCAACAACCATTCCTTCATCAGCAACACTACTTACTTCAGGTGGTGCACTAGGAACTCCTTCCAGCGGTACATTAACTAATGCTACTGGTCTTCCTGTTAGTGGTATTACATCTTCAACTTCAGCAGCATTAGGTCTTGGAAGCATTGAGTTAGGTCATGCTACAGATACAACCATCTCTAGAGTGTCTGCTGGCGTGGTGGCAATTGAGGGTGTAAATGTTGTAACAACATCATCAACAGATACACTAACAAACAAAACACTTTCAAGCGCTGTTGCTACAACAGCATTTACACTTAATGCTACAGCAGAACTTAGATTAGCAGACACAGACTCAACACATTATGTTGGCTTTAAGTCTCCTGGTACAGTTACCACAAATAGAATCTGGACACTTCCAAGCGCAGATGGAACAAGTGGACAAACATTGTCTACAAATGGATCAGGTACACTTTCTTGGTCAACTCCTGCAGCAGGTGCAGCATTTAGCGAACTTATGCTAATTGGTTGCTAGTACTTTATTATAACAAAAGTACTTAACTCTAAACTAAACATTTACTGTCTAATTTATGCGTATTTTCTTTTTATAAATTTGTGATATACTAGGACTACTTCCGAATTTGTGAAGTACTCTATTAATTTTCTATGAAAGGTAAATAAATGTCAGATGTTTTCTCATTCCGTTTGTCGGAGGATTTTGTAAATAAATATAATAATGTGCCAGCACCGTTTGGCTTTTCAGACGCAGGCTCAAACTCGTTAGGAGAAATTACATTTATTCGTACATATTCTCGTGTTAAAGAAGACGGTACAAAGGAACGCTGGCATGAGGTTTGCCGTCGTGTAATCGAGGGTATGTATTCAGTACAAAAGAACCATGCTAAAGATAATCGCCTACCATGGAACGATAACAAAGCACAGAAGTCTGCACAAGAAGCCTTTCAAAGAATGTTTGAGTTAAAGTGGACACCACCAGGTCGTGGACTCTGGGCATTTGGCACACCTATGACTATGGAGAAGCGTAACTCTGCTTCCCTTCAAAACTGTGCTATGGTATCCACTCGTGATATTGATCGTAATGATCCAGGAGCCTTGTTCGCTTGGGTAATGGATGCATTGATGTTAGGTATAGGTGTAGGGTTTGATACCATTGGTCAGGATAAGCAGATGCCTATCTATGCTCCTACAGAACCAGCCTCAATCTATGAAATCCCAGACACCCGTGAAGGTTGGGTAGAATCAGTTCGTCTCTTAATTAACTCCTTCCTGCGCCAAAATCAACCTATCCAAGAGTTCAACTATGACCTTATCCGTCCTCTAGGAGCCCCTATTAAAGGCTTTGGAGGCGTTGCAAGCGGTCCAGCACCACTTATTGATCTCCATACACGGATTCGTAATGTAATTGGCTCTAGAGCGGGAGAAGTTCTTGATTCTCGTGCTATTGTCGACATTGTAAATCTTATTGGGACATGTGTAGTATCTGGCAATGTTCGTCGCTCAGCAACTCTTGCTTTGGGCTCTCCTGGAGATGAAGGTTTTATTAATCTTAAAAATCCAGAGGTATTTCCAGAACGCAACTCATATGATCCAGAAAAACCAGGTTGGGCATGGATGAGTAATAACTCTATTGCTGCAGAAGTAGGAACAAAGTATGAAGACTATGTTGACCTAATTGCAGATAATGGTGAGCCAGGTTTTATTTGGCTTGATGTTGCTAGAAACTTTGGTCGTCTTGCAGATCCTGCAGATGGAAAAGATTCTAGAATTATGGGTTTTAATCCTTGTGCAGAGCAGCCATTGGAATCATATGAACTTTGTACACTTGTAGAAGTGCACTTAAACCGTCATGAATCTAAAGAAGACTTTCTAAAGACATTGAAGTTTGCATATTTGTATGGTAAGACTGTTACTCTTATGCCAACGCATTGGCAACAGACAAACGGTATTATGCAACGTAACCGCCGTATTGGTACATCTCTTACAGGTATTGCTGCATTTGCTGATGAGCACGGTCTTCCAGTTATTCGTGAATGGATGGATGAAGGATATAATACAATTCGTAAATACGATCATTCCTATTCCGAGTGGCTATGTGTTCGTGAATCAGTTCGTGTAACAACTGTTAAGCCTTCAGGATCTGTCTCACTTCTCTCTGGTGCTACACCTGGAGTTCACTGGGGACCTGGCGGAGAATTCTATCTTCGTGCTATTCGTTTTGGAGATCAAGATCCAATGCTTCATTTATTTAAAGCAGCAGGGTATAAGATTGAAGCAGATCTTGTATCAGCAAATACACAAGTTGTATATTTCCCAGTTGCGTCAGGACATAAGCGTTCTGAGAAGCAGGTTAGCCTATTTGAAAAAATTGGTTTGGCAGCAACTGCTCAGAAGTACTGGTCAGATAATGGTGTTTCTGTAACACTATCATTTGATAAGGAAGAAGAGAAAAAGTTTGTTGCTCCAGCACTCAACATGTACGAGGGACAACTCAAGGCAGTCTCATTCCTTCCAATGGGAAATAAGACTTATCCGCAACAGCCTTATACAGAGATCACACGAGAAGAATATAATGCTTACGTAGGAACAATTGGCAAGATTGACTGGTCTGCTATTTATGATGGCAAGGATAATCTAGATGCCGAGTCTGAAAAGTATTGTTCTACAGATGCTTGTGAGATCAAACTTTATTAGTCTCTAGCCTGCTATAATAAGGGGATAGGAGAAAAATGTCTAACCCTTCCAATTTATATGCAGAAAAGATATACAGCGAACATCCGCTAGTTCTTTGGGCGTTAGATGATCAGGCTGATTACATAACCCTAATTACTGAGGCTCAACGTGATGTTGAGAATGAGTGGTCAGTAACTGGCGGTACTGCTTCAGAAGGAACAACAACAGATGAGCCATTTAAAGATAGCATAACTGTAGAACTTCAAGGAGATGTCCCAACTGGAGCCACTAATGATATTATTTGTATTAGTCCAGATTTAGTAAATTTTCAAGACTTAAACTCTGATCTTGGTACATTTTCTGTTGGTGGGTACTTTTATTCAAACAGCGCCTATTTAGATTCAGTTTCAATTGGATACGAATATACAGATACTACAACATCTTTGACAGTGCAAAAACTAGAAACTTTTGATACAAATCTTTTCCAAAAATGGGGTTTTATATCTGGAACATTTGAAATCCCTAATGAGTTTACTAATCTTCGTGCAGTTGTAAAAATTGCCACAGTAAGTGGTGGACCAACCCCAGAAGCCTATCAATTTTATTTAAACGGAATAAGTGTTGGTCAATGGTCTGAAGAGTTTAACACAACGTCTTTAGGAATTACACCCCAGACTTTTCCATCAACTATAGCAATTACTACAACAGACAAAGTTGTTCCAGCAGCAGCATACGGTTTATCTGGAAACCAGGGCTACTACATTGTAAATAATAATGCTTTGCTTGCTAAAAATACAAGCATCCCTCTTGTTTATGGAGCATCAGGTGTTACTAGATTAATTCCAAATGATTCAGGAAGACCTTCTTTGATAGTCCCAGGAAAAGGATTTTTAAATGAGGTAGGAAGATATAAAGAATATACTGTAGAGTTTTGGGCAAGAATTAACTCAAGTGCATCAACACCAAAAAGAATATTTGGTCCTATTGCTGGATCTAATGGTCTTTATGTTGAGGGTGGATTTTTAACTCTTGTAATAGGAGATAACTTTGCTTCACACTTTGTTGGTGAATGGGTTAGACCAATGCTTATCCAGGTTCGTTTAATTAGAAACTCAGCAACAGTATTATTAAATGGTGAAGAGGTTATATCTATGGCAATAGATACTGCAACTATTGCTTTGCCAGAAGAAACACTAAATGGAGATTCACAAGACTGGCTTGGCTTTTATGCCTACTCAGATGTTACTCCAGTAGAAATTGACTGTGTTGCAATATATTCATATCAAATTCCAATTACTGTTGCAAAGCGTAGATGGGTATACGGTCAAGGTGTTTTGTCTCCAGAAGGTATTAACTCAGCCTACGGTGGAACATCTGCTTTTATAGATTATCCATTTGCCGATTATACTTCTAACTATACTTACCCAGATTTTGCACAATGGCAGCAGGGTAGTTTTGATAACTTAACTACAACTTCAACATCTTTGACAACTCCAGAATATGAACTTCCAGAAATATTTTTAGATTCAAAAACACTACAAGACCTATATGATGATTGTCAGGCAGTTCAAACAGTAGAGTCTGGACCAATTGAACCTTATAAATTCATTACATTTAGACCTAATGTTGGATGGAATTCAGAACAATGCTATTTTAACTTCCCAAGGTTTAATATATTAAATGATCAGGTAAAGGCTATATATGGAGTATTCAGTACATCAGACATAGGACCAGAGTCGGGACCAACCGTACAGCCACAAACACTAATCAAGATATATAGCACATTAACTGGAGATTACTTTATAATTAAGCAAGAAGAAGATGTTATTAAATATGTTCTTAACTATAATGGAACAGATGAAGAGTTATACACAACAGCATCTTTAGAGTCTGATCAGTTGTTTTCTGTTGGAATTAACCTAGATGATATTTCAAATAATTTTGGAGAAAATGTTTCAGCATTTTTTGGTAATCAAAATGGGCTACAAACATACATCGGCGGAGATGAAGAACCACTAAATACTTTTACTGGTAAAATTTATTCGTTTGGTCTATGTACTGGATTTAATGCTTCTAGTATTTCTGATTACTTTTTGTCTACTGGAATAGCAATATTTGATGACCTATCAATTAGCGGAGTGCTGGAAGAAGAAAATGCTATTGCTCTAATAGCCCATACAGCAAGTTATACATTATTGCCAACAGAGGCTTATGACAAGTTCTTCTTAGATATTGGTGTTTCTGGATATTGGCAAGACTATCTTCCACTATCATATTTTGCTCAATTTGTAACTAATGATGTTGGCAACCAATTTTATGATTTAGATTTTTTACAGTTTAATATAGGATATCCATCACCAGATAAACTTTCAGAAACTGAGACGGTACTAGAAAGTTGGACCTACGGCGATCTAAAAGAAGAATATAAGAACCCATTTCAGCATACTTACGCACAGTTAGATAATATACTTCACACTGGGTGGGCTAACTATCAAGATATGCTAGAAAAGTCTGCAAAGTTTTATGAGTATGATACGTCAAGCGCTTCTATAAGAAGTTATATAACCTTCCAGTATATTGCCGAAGGTGCAAACGCTTTGCAAGATTCTTTTACTATTGTAGAGACTCCAAAGAGTGATAAGATAATTGATATAGATCAGCATCCATCTTGGGCAACAACAAAGTTTGAGGTTGTTGACAATACCCTTATTTACCCAACAAAGACTGTAGACTTTAATGACTTGGCTATTGTTTTTCATTTAGAGTTTAAACTTAGAAATATTTTAACAAAGCCTATAAAACTAAGCAGGCTAGAATTTGCATCACAGGCATTGAACAATAACTCGTTTAACCCAATTGGAACCAGATTTGGTCTTAACGTATTTCCATACAAGCGCTCTGGCATTTACTATGACTATAAATCAAAGAACCCATTTAGCATTTATAAGGGAAGCACGCCATATCTATACCTAAATAGAAAAACTGGAATACAGGTTCGTGGAGAATTTGATCAGCAGGTTAATCGTGGTATTGCTGTTCCAATCAACCAAGAGCAAGCAGCAAACTATCGTGTAAGTGCTGCTCAAATTTGGATGAGATATGATGATGAGCAGTTCCCAATTATTCCAACAGAGTTGTTTGAAATTGACTATAAAGGTGACACAATTAAGTTTTATATGGTTGCCGATAGTGAAAAGGGAACAAGGGCAAAGATATATGCAAAAAGCCTAGCCTCTGGTTTACCATTTAATGGACTAGCCTATTACTGGAATGGAATATTGGTTAGAGAGCCAGTCTTAACAGTTAAAGAGTGGGGTGTACTAGGAATTGCATTTGGAACAGCCCTAAACTTTGATGCATACCTTGGCGGTATTAATCTAACAGGACCAATGCTATTTAATAATATAGCCTACTACCAGGCTAATAATCTACAGCAGGTACAGAGTACTATTACTAGACCTTGGCTTAGGGTTAAGACTGATGGAGTTACAAACTACCAGTGGCAGTACTGGCTAAATAACTTTACTTGGGAAGGTGTATTGGTAGTTGAGGCTTCAGACCTATACGGAGTTAACCCTGCAGATGTTTATAAAACCTACCTTGGAACTAATAAGATTATCATTGATGACTCTGAAGGCATGATATTTGATGCTGAAAAGTTGAGACTGTATTCCGATACAGATTGGCAGACCACGGTCAAGATTCCAGTATAGTATGCTATACTTGTGGTTATGGATGACAAAATTCTTGAAAAAGTTGGCAATGTCCGACGCAAAGTAATAGAAAAAGACTACAATTGGGGTCTATACGTGTACAAAAAGTCAGATGGCAATTGGTTTACTGACGGAAGCGGTAGTGTTTTAAACATACCTTCAGAGCGTGGAGATATCTCAAAGATTGCAGAATTAAGAAAAGCCGCTATGCACTATGGCGATGATGGTGAAGGAAAGCCCGTTTTTGTTCCTGGGCTAACAAGAATTAGCGAAGAAGAGTATTCTGAGCAAATGGATAGAATGAAGAACGGTTTGATTCCTTCTATGAATGACCACGGTGCTTGGGTAGCAGCACGACAAACCTATGATAAGTATGGTAGCGATGACTGATGATTATATAAGAGTTGGGTTAAACACCCAGCCAAAAGAAGATAGCCCATTTAAGGAACAAGATCCTTTTAATAAGTCTTGGGAAAACCTTAAAGACTATAATGGTTTAAATCAAAACTTTCGTAGAAAAACTTCACGGAATGTTGCAAAGGCAGTTATTACTCCAACAGCAGCATATCTAGATGCAGCAAATGCAACACCATCTGGTGTAGATGCATCATCAAAGGCAATCAATCCTGGAACTGTATATCGTAATGGTTATGGTCTATTTGATGTAATTACTCCACCATATAACATGTATGAGTTGGCTAACTTTTATGATACTTCATTTGCTAATCACGCTGCTATTGATGCAAAGGTAGAAAACGTTGTTGGTCTTGGATACTACTTTGAGGTAGCAGATAGAACAATGTTAAGGTTTGAAATGAATGATGATCAAGGAGCAGTTGACCGTGCTCGTCGCCGTATTGAAAGAATGAAGTTAGAATTAAAGGATTGGCTAGAAAACCTTAATGATGATGATTCTTTTACAAAGACAATGGAAAAGTTTTATACAGATGTTCAGGCTACAGGTAACGGCTTCCTAGAAATTGGTCGTACCGTAACTGGAGAGATTGGATATGTTGGTCATATTCCAGCAACAACTGTTCGTGTCCGCCGTCTTCGTGATGGATATGTTCAAATTATTGGAAATTCCGTAGTTTACTTCCGTAATTTTGGGGCTAACAATCAAAACCCAATGACTGCTGACACAAGACCAAATGAGATTATTCATTATAAGGAATACTCTCCTCTAAACACATACTATGGTATTCCAGATATTGTTGCTGCATTGCCATCTCTTATTGGAGATCAACTTGCATCACAATACAATATTGACTACTTTGAGAATAAGGCTGTTCCTAGATATGTTGTTACCTTAAAGGGTGCAAAATTATCTGCTGAGGGAGAAGACAAGATGTTTAGATTCTTGCAGACTGGACTTAAGTCTCAGTCACACAGAACTCTTTATATCCCGCTTCCTGGAGATACTGATCAAAACAAGGTTGAGTTTAAAATGGAGGCTGTTGAAAACGGCATTCAAGATGGCTCATTTAAAGAGTATCGTAAACAGAACCGTGATGACATTCTCATTGCCCATCAAGTTCCAATCTCTAAGTTAGGTGGAGCAGATTCAGGCATTGCTGCAGCACTTTCACAGGATAGAACTTTTAAGGAGCAGGTTTCACGCCCAGCCCAAAAGCACTTGGAAAAGGTTGTCAATAAGATTATTAAAGAAAAAACAGATATACTTGAACTTAAGTTTAATGAACTTACCTTGACTGATGAAATTGCACAATCACAGATTATTGAAAGATATGTAAAGACACAGGTTATGACTCCAAACGAGGCTCGTGAGAAGTTGGACTTGCCACAAAGGGCAGATGGCGATGAACCATTTGTAATGTCACCACGTCAAGCAACTGACTCCAGAGCAAATCTGGCAGGGAACCGTGAAAGAGATGCTGAGAGAACTAATAACAATTCAGACTCTACTACAACGGTGGCTGGACGCAATCCACAAGGAGAAGGTAGAGCATCTCAATAATTGAGATAACGTTGAAAATGTTTGGTATAATGGTATCGATATGTTAATAAATAAGGCTCATTGGGTGACTGATGGCGACAATGTTCGTCTATCAATGCCTATTGGAAAAGTTGATGTTGAGCGCCGTATGGTGTCAGGTTTTGCCACTCTTGATAATATTGACAAGCAGGGCGACATTGTAACCACAGAGTCTAGTATAAATGCATTTAAGAACTTCCGTGGAAATCTACGTGAGATGCACCAGCCTTCAGCAGTTGGTAAGATTGTTTCTTTTAAAGAAGATCGTTACTTCGATCCAAGTACAAAAAAGTTTTATAGTGGAGTATACGTTTCAGCGTATGTTTCAAAGGGTGCACAGGATGCCTGGGAGAAAGTTCTAGATGGAACTTACACAGGATTCTCTATTGGTGGAAACATCAAGACCTGGGATGATGCATTTAATGAAGAGATGGATAAGACAATTCGTGTTATCAAGGAATATGATCTTTTTGAACTCTCATTAGTTGACTCCCCTGCAAATCAGTTTGCAAATATTGTATCAATTGAAAAACAAGATGGTCACAATGTTCTTGGTGGTTTGATTTCAAAGGTAGATACAGAAAATATTTTTTATGATCAAGAATCAGGAATGGTTATCCTATCAGATGCAGAAACAGTTTCACACCCAGTTACTGAAAAGCAAATGAAAAACATTGGTTTTGTTGAAAAGAATGATAATGAAAAAGCAGAAATGATAAAGTTCTTAGTTGATAGTGCTAAAGGCATTAGTACAATTAAGATTACAAAGGAGGTTAGTCCTATGAATGAAACAACAGAAACAGCAGTTGATGCTGCAGTTGAAGAAGTTCAGGTCGCTCCAGAGGCACAGCCAGCAGAAGTTGTAGAAACTCCTGCAGTCGTTGACGAAGCACCAGCAGTTGAAGAACTTGCAGTTGCCAAGTCAGATGATGGTAGTGCAGATTCTTCTGTCGAAAAAACAGAAGAGGGAGAAGTTGTTGCAACAGAAACTGTTGTAGCAAAGTCTGATGAAGCAATTGTTGAGGCAGTTGCAGAAATCAAGAATTCTCTTACAAATGCCTTTGGCGATCTTGCAACAACTATTAAGTCTCTTAACGAGCAAATTGTTGCACTACACAAATCTCTTGACACCGTATCAGGTGAGGTTAAGACCGTATCTGATGAGGTAAAAAATGTCAAGGGAGTTTTTAATGAGTTTGGCAAGCGAGTAGATGCCGTAGAGCAAGATACCGCTTTCCGCAAGTCTGGCGATCTAGGCGAGGTCGTGCAGTTTGAGCCTACCAAGGTTCAAAAATCCCTATGGGGCGGTCGTTTCCTCACATCAACCGACCTATTTAACTAAGGTAAAAATCACTAGGAGGTGAACAATATGTCGGAACAAAATAACAATCTAGAAAAGAACTACCCTGGATCAGGCGGAGCAGGCAATGAGATTAACTCTCAGGGCGGTTTCGTATCTGGTGGTGTTGGTAGTGCAACTGGTTTAGACTCTGCAGGATCATCTGTAGGATCACAACTCGGTAACACTGCAACAGCAGCATTCGGATCAACATCTGGACCAAACGCAGTAAACCCAACTGGCGCTGCAGGTGGTATTCTAGCACCAGAGCAGGCTCGTCGCTTCATCGACTACGTGTGGGATGCAACAGTTCTCGCCAAAGATGGTCGTAGAGTTACAATGCGTGCTAACACAATGGAGATCGAAAAGGTCAACGTTGGAGAACGTGTAATCCGTGCTGCTGCTCAAGGAGCACCAGACTACACAAACGCAGGCGCTACTTTTACTAAGGTAGAATTGACAACCAAGAAGATTCGTCTTGATTGGGAAGTCTCTACTGAAGCACTTGAAGACAATATTGAAGGTGGAGCACTTGAAGATCATCTAGTTCGCTTGATGACCAATGCATTTGCTAACGATATTGAAGATCTTGCTATTAATGGTACAGGAACAGGCGCAGATGCCTTCCTTTCCATCATGCCTGGCTTTATCAAGCAGACCCGTGGAACAGTCGGAAACGACGCACACGAGTACGCAGCAACCGTTTCAGACAACAACTACACAACATCAGTAATGCAGGGCTTGCTTCTAGCAATGCCACGCAAGTACCGTGCACTTAAGTCAAACCTTAAGTTCTATGCAGGTACTGACGCTTTTGCTGGTATTGTTCGTAACAACGGTACACTAGCAGATGCTATTTCATCAGCGTTCTCAGATCGCATTGGTAGCACACAGGCAAACCGTCAAGAATTCCTTGATGGAACTGCACAAACACTTGGTAATTCACGTACAACTCGTGTACTTGGTGTAGATGTTCTTGAGGTTCCTTACTACCCTGCAGGTTATGTCGACTTGACATTCCCTCAGAACCGTGTATGGGGCTTCCAACGTGATATCACAGTAAATCGTGAGTACGTTGCAAAGAAGGACACAATCGAATACACAGTATTCGTACGTTTTGGTATCCAATGGGAAGAACTAGATGCAGTCGCTTATGTCGACTCAGATAGTGCTGATTCCTAAGATTTAACCAATCACTTATAGGGAGGGTAGCGTAAAAACTACCCTCCTTATTCTTTTCTGGTATAATTACAAATAAGCATAGGAGATTTTATGAAACCAACAATGGAACAATTATCAAAGCAAACCGTTATGGAACTAAAGTCCTATGCCAAAAAGAACGGCATTGATCTATATGGGTCAAATACTAAATTAGAAATTCTAGAAGTTATTGCATCATTCTTCCCACCAACAATAGATGGCGTTGAAGTTAAGCCAGAAGATCCAAAAGAGAAGGTTGCAATTTACTCAGATAAAAACCTACATATGGATAACCTTAAGCCTATAACTGTAGGCTATAACATCGTCTCAAAGGAGGCATCGGAAAAGTGGCTCACTCACAGGTTAGTGCGAATAGCATCTCCTGAAGAAGTAGCCTCATACTACGGTAAACAAGCATGAATATTTTAAGAATTCCACCATACCCACTTTCAGTTACTTATACAGTTCCAGATAATAACGCTGACTATATTTTGGTTATTGAGGATGTTGCAGAACAAACAGAAGTAGAGGAGTTCATAACCTCTAATGCAAATTCTCAACTTACATATTCTTTAACTGGAGACTTTGTGAAGTATGATAAATCCTATGCCCTTAGCATCTATGAGGATGTTGATGGAGAGCGTGGAGATATTGTAGTTGAAGATAACTTAGATGTTGCTAGACCATATGTAAACCCAACTACATTAGCCACTTCTGGAACAGCAACAGATATTGCTGCATACACAGAATATGAAAGCCTTGCAAGAGCAATCATTGACGCAATAACTGGTGGTTTCTATTATGATAGAACATATCTAGAGGTTGTCGGTCAAGGTACAGACTATGTACCACTTTGGAAAAGAACACATAAGATTTTAAAGGCATACGAAAATGCAGAGTTAGTTTATGACCTTAGCGATACAGTTAATGGTCCAGCCTTAAAATCTTATAACTATATAATTACTAAAGATAAGTCTGCTATTACAAAAGACCCAATTGAAACAACAGATGCTATGAACCGTGCAGAAAGAAAATACCCAAGTATTCCTGTAGCGCCTTCAGACTCAATTAGTCTTTTTGATACAGAGGATAGTGGCAATGTTCAGACTATAGTCCCAGCCGTAGCGTTTCCAGAAGGAACTGACTATATCTTTTTGTTAGAAACTGGATATAAGGTAGTCCCATCAGATATTACAGATGCAGTAAAAATGTTAATTGAAGATATCAAATGTGGAAAACTTGACTACTATAAGAGATATATTAAAAACTATAGCACAGACCAGTTTAAGATTGAATACGATAAGAGAATGATAGACGGCACTGGCAATATTCTGGTTGACAAGATATTAGATAAATACGTAGAAACGATTATCCGTCCAGGAGTCTTATAATGGAATGCTGTCCAGAAACAGATTTCATGTACCCGATGAAGGCTGATATCTACTACCCAATAATTAAACAAACCCAATATGGTCAGGCTACAAAAGATTGGGTATTTGACAGAACAATTATATGCAACGCAACAAATGTTGGTGGTGCAGGAACAGAAGATATTAAGCCTGAAACATTTTTACAGTATGAAAATAAACTAATTGCCAGAACAAAAAATGATCCAAGAATATCATCTACAAATTCTGAAAACGCTATTACAAATATTCTAGTTACAAACATAAGAAGTGCTAATGATGATATTATTTATAAAGAGACTGCAGGGGCTAGAGCAGGAAGAGGAACCATTTACGAAATGGCTACAGTAGAGCCTTTCCTAGGACCTTTTGGAAGTGTCGAATATTTTAAGATGCTCTGGCGTAGGACAGAGAATCAAACAGTGAGTGACTAATGAGAATAACAACAAACTCAAAACAATTTGAATCTCAGGTTGGTAATATTATTAAATACTCTATGGGATTTTTAGATGGTGTGCAAAAAGGTAAGTCAGTATTTTTAAAAAATCTTGGTGCAGGAACAATACAAGCAATGGCTGCATATGTAGATGTTTCTGCTAAAGGTAATCCTAATGCCCTACACCATGTGTACGAGTGGTACCAAACAGGAAGCCCTAGCGCAAGACTATTTGACATAGACTATACAGTTAGTAATCTTGGTTTAACATTTAACTCAAAGTTTAGACAATCTAGAACATTAAAAGAAGATTCAAATGTTCCATTTTATAATAAAGCAAGCATTATGGAAAACGGCATACCAGTAACTATAACACCCAAGAAATCTTCAGTATTGGTTTTTGAACAAGGCGGAGAGACTATCTTTACCAAGAATCCAGTAACAGTGAGAAACCCAGGCGGAGAGTATGTTGCTGGATCATTTGAAAGAACAATAGATGAGTTTATTCTTAAATATTTTAAGCAATCATTTTTACGTGCTAGTGGAATTTACGATTATATAAAGAAGCCAGTTCTATATAAGAAGAACTTTAAGGCTGGATCAAAACTGGGTAAATCTAAAGGAGTCGATACTGGATTTAGGTGGATAGCAAATGCAAAGATTGGTGTAGAATAGACCTATGACTTTAAATACTTATGCTCAGACTGGCTTCCCCCCAACATTTCTTAATGCTTATATAAACAGCGAGTTAAAAGAGTTTGGTTTGATTCCAGATGGACCTAACCCATTTCAACCATTTTTCCCAGCACAAAGCCCAATTAATATAGAAGACATTTATAATGATAGCGTTTATATTAAAAATAACCCAAATGCTATAGTAGTTATGTTTGATAGGCTTATTAGATTTAGACCAAATGCATTTTATAGAAATAAAAGAGAGCAACTTGTATACTTTATTTATGCCCCAGACTTGACCAAACTTTTTGATGCGACCAGGGTAATTATTGAGTGTCTAGATAGAGAAGATTCAGCAGCCCAAGATCTAAACGCCTGGCTATCCGTTAATGACATAGAAGATGAAAATGGCAATGCTATTACTAAAAATGTAATGTTTCATAATATTAAGGTTTATCAGGCAGATGAGGCAAGAGATATAGCCGAGTTAGCCTCAGCACGAACACTATTTTTGAATAAATTGGTCATAGAGTATGACTACCATACTACAGATACCCTTGGAACGTCCCAAAGATACACATAAAAATGCTGTTATAATTATGGTGAGGAAACACAAACGCCGTACAACTTAATATCTATTCTTAAGGAAGAGGTGAATATATGGCATACAGTCGTGGAACGTCGTCCAACATTATTGTTGGTGCAGCAGCACTTTTCGTTGCAGACACAACCCTAACTCCAGCAACCCTGGAGCCGTTTAGCACAGAAGTATCTTTTAGAGAAACACTCTCAAACGATGCGGATTACACAAACGTAGGTTACACCATGAACGGTCTAGAAATGCAGTTCCAACCAGACTTCGGTGAAGTCCAGGTAGACCAAATTCTTGACGTTGCAAAACTTTATAAGCAAGGCATGCAGGTTAATCTTGCAACTGCTTTTGCTGAGGCAACACTAGAGAATCTTCTCTTGGCGTTGGCATTCAGTTCAGACGAACTAACTGGTTCAAAGTCAACTCACTCAGGTCAGGTCTTGAACCTATCTGCAGGTGATATTGGCGAATGTCCAGTAGAGCGTGGAATTGTTGCAGTCGGTCCTGGTACAGGTGATTGCGTAGATTCTCCATTCGTGGAGCGTGTCTACACAGCATACCGTGCTTTGTCAATCGAAAACGTAACAGTTTCAGCAAAGCGTGATGAGGCTTCAATGTTTGAAGTATCATTCCGTTTGCTACCAGAAGATACTTCAGGCTCATATGGTAAGATCGTTGATCGTACCTTCGGAGACCTATTGTCTTAATAGTTTAACTATACATCAGAGCCCATGTCTTCGGATGTGGGCTTTGTTGTTTTATGGTAGAATAGAATTTCTATGGCAACTACAGTATATAAAAGTGAAATAATACATTTATTTGATGGTACAGAATTAGAAATAATGCCATTAAAGATTAAGTATTTACGTGAATTTATGCAGGCATTTGAAAATGTCAAGGTAACTAAAAATGATGATGAAGCCATAGCAGCCCTAGTAGAGTGTGTTCGTGTATGTATGAAGCAATACTATCCACCAATATCTGGAAGCGTAGAAGATGTTGAAGATAGCATAGACATGCCAACAATTTATAAGGTTTTAGATGTATCTGCTGGAATTAGAATTAACAAAAAATCTGAAGAGCCAGTAAAAGATCAGGCTGTAGAAAGCGGTTCTAGTTGGGATGACCTAGACCTTGCTAAATTAGAGTCAGAGGTATTTTTGTTGGGTATTTGGAAAGACTATCATGAATTAGAATTATCACTATCTATGCCAGAACTCATGGCAACACTAGAGGTAAGTAGAGAATTAGATTATGCAGAAAAGAAATTTATGGCTGCTATTCAAGGAGTTGACCTAGATGCAGAGTCTGGAAAAGGCAAGGGGCAGCAGGAATGGGAAGACATGAAAGCAAGAGTATTTAGTAAAGGTCAGACCAACGATTCAAATGATATTCTATCCTTACAAGGACCTAAAGCCCAGAAGTTAGGGTTTGGTATTGGAATGGGATTAGATTACGAAAACTTAACAAAATAGCCTGTTTATGCTATAATTGAGTTAACCTATATAGGAGGAAATACATGGCAACAACCGTACATGAGGGCACAGAACTTACCCTTATGGATGGCTCAAAGATTAAGGTACGTCCACTTAAGATCTCTTTGCTCCGTCCATTTATGAAGAAGTTCGAACAAGTAGCAGGGGTGGCAGAAGATAACGAGAAGTCAATGACTCTTCTTATTGAATGTGTACAAATTGCAATGGAGCAGTACAGTCCAGACCTGTCTAAAGATATCAACAAACTAGAAGAGATCCTAGATCTCCCAACAGTTTACAAAGTTATTGAAGCCGCTTCTGGAGTTAAACTAACAGACGCAAATACTCTTTTAAATACAGTACTTGCAAACAACTAATACTTAAAAGAGGTGTAAATGAATGGCTGATGTAAATGCTAATATTGGCGTACATATTGATACGTCAGCGGCACTGGCAGAACTTAAAAACTTACAGCGTCAATTAGCCAACTTCCATTCTTCTGTAGCAAAGAATAGTGCAGCCTCAGCAGCAGCACAAAAGAATCTACAGACTAATCTTTTAAACGCTATTAATGCCACTGGCAAATTCTCTGCCCAGATGGGGTTGGTAAGAACTTCAACGGAGTCGTTTACTCACGCACTGGAGAAAAATAAACTCTCTATGCGTGAGTATTTCCGTTATGCAGGCGGATCTACTAAGACATTCGGAAAGTTATTTAGACAAGAGTTTGACACAATTGGCAAGGTAGCCGAAGAGCGTGTCAAGAAGATGCAGACTCAATATATTAAGATGGGTCGTGATGCATCTGGTGCAATGAAGGCAATGGCAATCACACCAAGAACATTGGATATGAATGATTACGCCACAAAAACAGCCTTAGCAGCACAGAAACAAGCATTATTTAATCAGTTAGTTAAGCAGGGTTCTACCAATCTTCTAAACTTTGGTAAGAATACCCAGTGGGCTGGTCGCCAGTTGATGGTTGGATTTACAGTACCACTTGCATATTTTGGTACAGCAGCAGCAAAAACATTTATGGATCTTGAAGCACAGGCTATTAAGTTTAAGCGTGTTTATGGTGACATGTTTACAACAACAGATCAAACAACTAAGGCTCTTGCAGATATTGAGGCTCTTGCTAAAGAGTTTACAAAATATGGAGTTTCTGCAGTTAAGACTATGGAACTTGCTTCACAGGCTGCAGCAATGGGTAAACAGGGTGCGGACCTTACTGCACAAGTAGCAGAAGCAAATAGACTTGCTGTTCTTGGCGGGGTAGAACAAACACAAGCCCTAGAAACAACTATATCAATTACAAATGCATTTGGTATAGCAGCAGAAGATTTAGCAAAAAAGATTAACTTCCTTAACGCAGTTGAAAACCAAACTGTTGTATCTATTGAAGATTTAACAATTGCAATTCCAAAGGCTGGACCAGTTGTACAGCAACTTGGCGGAGATGTAGAAGATTTAGCATTCTTCCTAACAGCAATGAAGGAAGGTGGAATTAATGCATCAGAAGGTGCTAACGCACTTAAGTCTGGTTTAGCATCATTAATTAATCCAACTAAAAAAGCATCTGAAATGCTTGCGGGATATGGAATTAATATTAAGGCAATCGTTGAAGGAAATCAAGGAAATGTAAGACAAACAGTTATTGACTTTGCAAGAGCGCTTGATACACTTGATCCTCTTAATCGTGCTCGTGCAATTGAACAGTTATTTGGTAAGTTTCAATTTTCACGTTTGTCTACACTATTTCAGAACGTAACTAAAGACGGTACACAAGCAAGCAAGGTACTACAACTTGCTGGAGCATCTGTTGAACAACTTGCAATATTGTCAGAAAGAGAATTAAAAACAGTAGAAGATGCTGTTGGTACACAGTTTAAATCAGCAGTAGAAGAACTTAAATTAGCAATTGCTCCAATTGGAAAGACATTCCTTGAAGCAGTTACACCAATTGTTAAAACTATTGGAAACCTTCTTGATAAGTTTAACAACCTTGGAGATGGAACAAAGAAGTTTATTGTAATTGCCTCTACCCTTGTTGGAATTATTGGTCCAACATTGTTGATGACATTTGGTTTGCTTGCCAACGGTGTAGCAAATATTATTAAACTATTCCTTGCTCTTCGTGGTGGATTCTTAAAACTTGGTGGTAATACAAAGATTCTTGCAGAGCAAACTGGATATATGAATGCAGAGCAACTTGAGGCTGCAACAGTTGCTGCATCTCTTAACCAGGCACACACAAGATTAACCCAATCATTTACAGCAGAAACATCTGCAGTTAGATTACTTCGTCAAGCATATATTGATGCCACAGTAGCAGCCGCAAACTTTGCTAGAGCAAACCCAGGCATGATGATGCCAGGTAAGGGTGGCGCTCCAAAGAAATTTGCTAGAGGAACAGCATCTGTTCCAGGCAGTGGAAGAAAAGATAATGTTCCTGCAGTATTGATGCCTGGAGAAGCAGTAATACCAACAGATATAGCACAAGATCCACAGTTCCAACCAATTATTGATGCAATGCTTAGTGGAAAACTACAAGCATTTGGAACTGGAACTGGAGATGCACAACCATTTGCTAATTCTCCACAGTTCCAACCAAAGATGGATCTAAGCGGACCTTCAGCACAGGTTCTTAATACTAACCCAAGCCAAGTAAATAGACTTGTCCTAGGTTTATCTGGAGTAACACAAGAAAGCAATGAAGCGTTTGCAGCAAGAAGTGCAAAATTGCTTGCAAGAATGCAAGGAAATAAAGCAACAGTTACTGCAGACGGAATGTTGTCATTTGGTGGTAAAACATATCCTACAACAAGTCAAAAAACTGCACTTGCTCTTAAGAAAAAAATTGAACAACTTCTTGCAGATGGATATCAAACAGAAAAAATTGTAAATGCTTTAGATAGAAATGTTGAACGTGGTCGCCCAATGACTGCTTCACAACTTGATAGAAGACTTTCTATTGGTAGAGGCTCATCAACTGGAACATCTGCACCATCATCAATTAGAAATCTTGCCAAGCAGTCTCAATCAGGATTTATGTCAGAGACTCGTGCCATTAAGGAAGTCTTAAGAAGACAAGGCATTGTTTTAACACCACAACAAGAAAAGAATTTATTTAATGTTCAAGCATCTCACATTCAAGAAGTAAGAAGTGCTGGAGTTAAAGAGTGGAAGGCTAATAACCTAGTAGCAGATTTAGGATATGTAAATAATTACTTAAATACTGTAAAGGGCAAACTTGGTCAAAATCTACTTGGAATGTCTGACGAACAACTTAAGTCAATGGGAATTGATAGAAATGAACTTAAGAAGTTGCAGTCTGGAACACATCCAACAAATGCTAGAGCAGCAGAAACACTACGTGCTGTTGCTAGATATGATGCCTCAATCAATCCTAATTCATATCAAGCAAAGGCTGTGCTTGCAGGACTAGAGTATCGCTCAAAGAGTAATTTCTATTCACAACCAATGAAGACTTTGGCAGACATAACCCCTACAAAGAAATCAAGAACTAAGACTGGAGTTGTTGATGGTCAAACTGGTAGAGCAAAGCCAACATCTGTAGGTGTAGTTGGTGGAGGAATTGGGGATAGAAGACAAGTTGCTATCGGTAAGGGCGAAACAGTTCTTAATAAAAAAACAACAAATGCAATTCGTAGTGGAAAGCCAGCATTTATTCCAGGTCTTGGCAAGATTAGAATTGCTGGAGCCGAGCAGGGTATTCCAACAGGACAAAAAACTGGAAGCACTACAGTTGGAGCGGTATCACAATCAGCACAACTATCTCGTGCACAATTAATAGCAGCAACAGAAAAAATAAGTTTAAAGGAAGCCAAGCGTAGGATAGCAGCAGAAAGAAAACTTACTACATCTATGGAAGAGTCTACAAAGGCTCAGATGACAACAAAAGAAAAACTAACTCAGTTCAGTTCAAAGGCAGGCGTTGGAATTGGAGCAATGAGTGGTTTAACAATTGCTGCCTCATTTGCTGGTGGTCAAGTTGGAGAGATGGCACAAAAGATTATGCCATTTGTATTTGGTTTGCAGGGTATAACAATGCTTCTTCCTATGCTTGCAAATCCTTGGGTAGCAGCCATTGCAGCCATTGCTGTTGTTGGCGGAGTATTTATAAAGATGGCTAAAGATGTTGAAAAGGCTAGAAAGGCTGGAGTTGATCTTGCTAAGTCTATGAATATGACATCTGATAAACTTCAAAGTCTTGCAGAAACTACTGGAACTGTAAGCGCTACAGAAGAGGCAAACAGAAAACGACAAAATGTTTTAACTGGAGAAGATGCAGTACAAAGAAAATTTGGTCAAAACATTCTTGGTAGTGAGTTTGGTAAAAATCTTTTAGCAGATATCGAAAAGCAAGCAAAGTCTGGTCAAGGAATTCAACAAATTGGTACAAATATTTCTAATAGCCTTGCTTATGCAATTGTTCAAGGAGTTATAACAACTGATCAAGCAAGAAGTATTGCCTCAGCGCTTGGTGAAGAATTAAAGAGTTATGAAATTCCAGCAATTATTAGTGGAAAATTAACAACTCTTCTTGGACCTAATGGCGAAAACCTTGCAACAGATCCACTTAAGATCACTCTTGCAATTCAGCAGGAATCAATGAATAGACAGGCTGATTTCTTTAAGACTGCCCTTGAACAATCAGTTAGCACTGTAACATTTACCAATGTTGGTCAAGTTATTGGTGGAGGAATTACTGCAGCAGTTGGTGGGCTTATGGCAGCAGCAGGTGTTCCAGCGCTTGCTGCAGGAGGTCTTCCAGGTGCAGGATTACTTGCTGGTGGAACTGCTCTTACTGCAGCAGGATCAGCAAGCGTTGCCGCTGGACTATCAGATCAAAATAAACGTAGAGAAGTAAATGCTGAACTAGGTGCTGCAGCACTTCAACTTGGTTTAGAGCAAGTAACAATGAATAATGGTCTTGTCGACTCACTTAATAAACAATATGACATTAAAGTTAAAATGGCTAAAACAGATGCTGAAATTAAAACAATTGAAGCAGAAAGAAAAGCAGCACTTGATACTCTAAATGCTAAAAATGCTGAAGCCCTAAATCTTCTTATTGCACAAAAAGATGCTTTTGGTCCAGAAATATTTACAAAAGGAATTAATGCAGCAATAGATGCGCTCTATAAAGAAGGACCTATGAAGGTTTTTGCTGATGAAGCAAAGAAAGCCATGGATGGAATAAAAGACGCAGACTTTAAGGCAATGCTACAAGTTCAGTTTGCTAGTGGTTCACTTGACCCAGTAACTATAATGAAACTTGCAAATAACGAAAATCTTGAAAGCCAGTTTACAGTTCTTGTTGAAACACAAGGTAGTGAAAATGCAAATCTAGTAATGCAATTACTTATGAAGGCTGGAGTAACAGATACAAATCTTCCAATCTTTATGGATATCTTAAATAAAGATCCAAAGAATTTTGATAAAAATATGAATGCTATTGCAACTCTTGCTAATATGCAGCAAAAGTATGGAATTACTATTGATGTTAATGATGATGGAGCAACACAAATAAAAGAAGTTGTTGCAATAACTGAAAAATTAGCAGGAATAACTGGAGAAGAATTAACCAAAGAGGCATTTCTTAATTTAGGCATTACTGGAGATATGACATCTGCAGAATTTGATAAGTTATGGACAACTTTGGTTGGTACTTCTAAAACAATTAATAAGAGTGTGATTGTTGACTTTGTTGCTGCTGGAGATAGAAATGTACTGTCTGCATATCTTGCTGCACAAGGAATTACTCAACTTAGAGGTAGGGGTGCCGCTGCACAAAAGAAGAAGTACATGGATGCAGCAAAGGCTGACCTTGTTGGAAGACAAGGGAAGGTAGATCCAAACGCTATTCCTGGCGGTACAGGTGGAACAGGTGGAGACACAGGCTCAAGAGATACAACACTTGATGATATTTTAAATAGACTGAAAATGGTTCGTAAGGCATCAATTAATGCTACTGGAGGAATTAATGAACTGCTCAAGGTTACAAAAGGCAAAGGATTAACTCAATTTGGTGGAGTAATGCAAAACCTTATGAACCAAGCACCTGGAGCAATGAATAGAGAGTTCCTTGATTTTATTAATCAAATGGACGATAAGACTCGTAAAACATATATGACCATTAAAAATGGTCAGCCAGTATTAACTGCACAAGGCAAGGCTCTTAAAGAAGCATTTGATGAAGCAGTAATTGGAGAATACCAACTTACACAATCACAAACTGTAGATTCTACAAAGGCTCAGTGGAATGCATTTATGAAACTAAAGGCTGCTGGAATAGATGCTGCACAAGCAATTGAAATGGTTGCAGATGCCGAACTTGCCGTAGCAATAAATGGAAAAGACATTAGTTCTGAAGAGTTAAAGAAAATGGCTACTGATGCTAAGGCTGCAGCACAGGCAGTTAAAGACTTACAGCAAGACCTTAACATGCAAACCAGAGAGGGTCAGTTCCAAATATTCCAAGATTCATTTGGTGCGGCAATGGATTATTTTGATGCACAATCAGCACTTGTTGAACAAGAAAGAAACGCTGCTCCAGCATATAAAGAACTAACAAAAGAGATAGATGCTCAAACAGCAGCAATAGATGCAGCAGAAAAAGTTATTAGTGATTATCAAGATAAAATTGGCAACCTTCAGTATGACCTAGAATATAACACTGTCTATGGAGCAAGAATAATAGATAATCTTAATGCACAGATTGATACCTTAAATAGAACTGCTGATATTAATTTTGATAGACCGCTTGCAAACTTAAGTGATGAATCTAACATTCTTTCAAATACTTTAGGACTTATTGATAGAGCAGAAGAAAGCATTAATAAAAAATATGATGCCCAAGAAGAAGCCTTGTCAAAAATTTCACAACTTAACTCTGAAATTGCAGCACAAGAAAAACAAAGACTTACACTTGCTGATGCATTAAGTCAAGGAGATATTGCCGCCGCCGCTGCTGCTGCTCAAGAAATGAGGGCAACGGCTGCAGAGGCTGCATCACGTAGATCATCTGGAGTTCTTGCTGCTGCACGAGAAGCAGAGATTGGTGCAGTATCAGTTAGCGGAATGACAAGGGTTCAAATTGAAGAGCGTCAGTTCCAAATTGGTCAACAAACATTTGCACTAGAACAACAACGTCAAGTTATTGAAGCACAGATCCTTGCTATACAAGATCAGATTTATGCTAAAGAACTTCTTCGTGAGCCAATTAATAAAAAGATTAGAGATTATCAATTTGATATAGATAAGAAGCAACGTGAATCTTTAGTACCAGCACAACAGGCTCTTGAAAAAGCAACTCTTGCTAAAGAGCAATATGAGAAACAAACTGATGCACTTATTAAGAGCATTACTTACCAAGGTCAGACAAAAGATCAGTGGGTAATTATTAATACAGAATTAACTGCTGTAGAGTCTAAAATGAAGGCTGTTGAAGCAGAAACAAGTAAGTCTGCTAAAAACACAGCAGCAATTCTTGCTTCTTGGCAGGCACTAAAGAGTAAGACTATTACCCTTACAGAAAATGTAAATAGAATTATTACAACAACAAATATTGTTAATACTGTTTATACAAGCAGTGGAGGTGGCGGTAGTAGTACACAAAAGAAAATGTATGGTGGAAAGATTATGCCAATGAACTATGGCGGAATGGTTCCTAAGTATTTTGCTGCAGGTGGTAGAGTTGGATCTGATTCAGTTCCAGCAATGCTTACCCCTGGAGAGTTTGTAATGAATAAGGCTGCAACCAAGAGATTTGGTCCAATGCTTAATCAGATGAATAATTCTAAGTTCCCTTCAATGATTGAAGATATGACTCCAGCAGTTTATTCATCTAATAATTCATCTGTAGTGATGCCAACAATAACATCTGTAGCAACAACAGTTTCAGACAGTTCTACGACCATGTATAATTATAATATTGGAATTACAGTTCCACAATCAAATGCAAGTTCTAACGATATTGCTAGAGCAGTAATGGGTCAGATTAAGTATATTGATTCACAGAGAATTAGAGGACAAAGATAATGGCTACCGCAGCATATTTAACAGGTCGTCGTAGATATCAACGCCCACAGGCTTTACTTTGGTCTGAGAACGCAGGAACCTTGGTAGATGGAGTTTATGTACCAACAGGCTATGAAATAGGCGTAGATGCCCCAGAGGGGGCTGATGAAGCCCTTCTAGACCAGTTCTTAATACTTTCTGACCATAATCGAGGGGAACTTCAATTTAAACCAGTAAGAATAGAACAACGTCAAAGAACCATCAATGGTAGGATGAGGTCTTATCATATTGCCGACAAGTTAACTATGTCATTATCTTGGAATCTATTGCCATCTAGAGGTTTTCATTTACCAGCAGATTTTAATCCAACAACTGGTGCTTCACCATATAAAAATGTTGCTGGTCAAGAGTACACAGCAGATGGTGGAGCAGGTGGAGTAGAGTTATTGGATTGGTATGAAAACCATAAGGGTCCATTCTGGATGTATTTGGCATATGATAAATATAATAACTTTGGTAAAGATAGTGCTGCTTATGGTCATCTAGCACAATATAATCAAATTATGCAGGTATACTTTGCTGACTTCAACTATACTGTCGTAAAACGTGGTGGTGGTAACCATGATCTTTGGAATATTTCGGTAACGCTGGAAGAGGTCTAAAGTGTTTGTAAATGAAGCGCTAAAGACACACCTAGAAACATCTGCAACAGTTAGACTTCAGTCATTAGTTTTGGCTGAGTGGAATATGAATATGCCAGACAATATTTATAAACTTGGCAACTATAGGTATAGACCATTAGACAGTTCTTCACAATATTTTACACTACCAAATGATTTTGACCAACTAGATGCTGGAAATTATTTTACTGGAGCAACAGATGCCGATGTAGTAATTGATGGTGGTTTTACAAATTCAAATGTGCCTCAGTTATTTACATCAACTAAAGATAAGATGAAGATGATATATTCTTTAGAAGATTGCTTAAAGCCATTTAGACCTAGATCAGGTATTAATAAACCACTATATTTTAATAATAAATTTTTAGCAAACTCTGGTGCATCAATGGCACAAAGACCAAGATATTATATGCCTTCTAGGTATGATGAGTTTAAGTATTGGACATCATATAGAACAGAAAATAATATTGAAAGAGGCATTGCTAAAAATATTTCTAATGGCTTGTACTATATTGATGATGCTGTTCCATTTGTTGTATATAAAGAAAACGTTCCAACCAATAGAATTATTATTAAAATGCAGACAAACATTGGTGATGTTAATTTAGGTCCATTTATTAATGGAACTTCTTCAATAGCAGATCCATTATTTGGAACTGCAAATAAAACAACTCCCACAAGATGGAAGGTTCAGTACCTTAAGGGTAATAGTTGGGTAGATGCATATTCATTTAGAGAAAATGACACAAGAGCATCGGGAGAACCAATCATAGATACAGATGGATACGTTGAACTTGAATATGGTTTAATTATTCCAGAAGAGTATCAGTCTTCTTTTGTATTTGCAGAAACACTATCTTCAGACACATTGCTTCCAGAAACAAGCGTAGAAGGTTATGCCTACCTTGTTATTGAAAACGAAGGGGATCGTGGAACATTCTATATCTGGACTAATGGAGACTATGCAACATTTACACCACAGTATGGATGGCAGTTAGGTTCAGAAGAGGTAGCAAATAACACTAATTTTGTAACTGATTTAACATCCCCAGACTCATTTGACAATGATATAGACGGAGACGTAACTTATAGAGAATTCCAATATATACGTGGAATGCGTATAGTCGTTGATGTTATGAATAAGTTTGATTCTACTTTTGATTTAATTGAGATGTCTCCAAGATTAATTGTTGATATTTCTGATAAAGTTACTGACTTTAGAATTACTAAAACACTTTCTGATATTGGGATTACATCTTTGCCAGTTGGACAGTTGCTTGCATCTAACGGAGAGATATCTTTGTTTGATGATGACCAAGCATTTAATGATCAAAATTCTTCAAGCATTGTTTCAGAATATGTAAGAAAAAACATCAAATTTAATTTTTATGAAGTAATCTTAGGTGTAAATGGGTTTGATTATTATGTTCCTATCAAAACTTTATACTCAGAGGGTTTTCCACAAGCAGATGTAACTGCAGGAACAATATCTATCCAGTTAAGAGATTTTTTCTTTTTCTTAGAATCTATGTCAGCACCAAGACTATTAACTACCCAAACATCTTTAAGTTATGCAATAACAACACTTCTTGATTATATTGGTTTTACAAACTATACCTTTAGACGTGTTACTGGAGAGTCAGACCCAATCATTCCATATTTTTTTGTTGCTCCAGATCAAAATGTTGCACAAGTTTTAAATCAATTGGCACTTGCCACTCAGACAGCAATGTTTTTTGATGAATACAATAACTTTGTAGTTATGAGTAAAGACTATTTAATGCCAACAGTAGATCAGAGATCAACAGACTTCGTTTTGTCTGGATCAAATAATCAAACAGATACTGGCGTTATTGAAAATTCTACATCTGGAAATCTTCCTAATATTATATCTATTGCATCAAAAGATAAAAAGATTTATAACGATGGAAAGATAAACTATACAACTAGATATATTCAAAGATCATACGGAAGCATTAGACAGTCCAGCATGGTTGATCAAAATAAAACTTGGATATATAAACCATCTTTGCTTTGGGAAGTATCTGGAACTGAAAATACTAAAACAATAAATGAAATTGCATCTAAGCAAGGAGCATATGTTTTAGGAGCAATGCCACTAAACTCTATTATTCCTGCGGTAGCACCAACAGTAGTCAATCATGCTATAACAAATAATGTGATTGATCTTGGAGAAAATATATATTGGATAACAAGATACAATGGGTATCTATATTCAAATGGTGAAGTAATAAAGTATGATGCCGCAGAGTTTAGTATAACTGGGGTAGGCAATGTCTGGATTAGCAGTAACCAAGAGTACCAAAGATATTTTGCATCAATACCATTTAATGGAAAAATTTATCCAACGGGACTAATAAGAATATATACAACACCATACTATGAAACAGTCGATGGCATAACAAGGCTACAAAATGGTGCTGTAGTAGACCATGGTCGTGGTCAATTTGGAACAACGATAGTTGAACATACAGCAGGTATTAGCGATTACTGGTCTAATAATGACTATGTTCGTGGATGTAATATGCAAGCGGGATACATGTTTACAACACAGTTAGATGAAGATGTTACCTATCCATCAACTACGCTTGGCGCAGCAGGTGTTGACAATGTTCTTGCCAGACAAACAACTCGTAATGGTATTATAAAAAACTTTATGTCAAATAATTATTTAACAGAAACACAGGTAAATAATTTAAAGAGCACTGAAACTGGAACTATTCAGTCATCAGCATTAGTTATGAATGGTCCATCATTTAAAACTACAGATACGCCACTCAACTTTGTTTCTTATGTATATAAGTCATTAAATAATGCTTACAAACACTTTGGCACAAGGGTTAGAATTATTGGTAAAATAGAAAACAATACAAGTAGAACACAAACTCCAATAGGTAGTACAACCTACTATCAGGCTTCTGGAACACAGCCAGATCAAAATGTTAATATTGGTGGAGGTTCAGGTGGCTTAGCAGTATTGCTTAATCCAGAAACAAACAATGGATATTATTTTGAAATTATTGCACTAACTGAAGATAATATTAACTCTTATCTAAAGTTAAATACAAAAGGTGAGGCTGAAAAGTCTATTAATAATATTGTATTTTATAAGGTTAAAAAAGATTCTTCAAATAATAATGCAATACCAATTAAACTTTGGGGTGGTCTTTCAAAGATACTTGTAGACGATGGAAGATTTACTGGACAATATAGAATGTCTGGAGAAGACAATCCAACCGTATATGACTTATCAGTAGAGTATCAAGATATTGGAAAAACTAGAAGGTTCTATTTATACATTAATAATAAACTTATTAAGGTTGTAGACGATACAGATCCACTTCCAATTTATAACAATATGGCTTTGTTTACTCGTGGATCATCAAGAGTTATGTTTGAAAACATTTATGCACTTTCAGAAAACTATTCTCAAAATAGCGTATTTACAGTTGGAGAAACATTATCTTCTGCTCTTTCAGATGGCAAAATTAATGCAAACGAATCATTTAGAAAATATGCAATGAGTGGTATTATTCAATCAACATACCTATCTGGTATTAGTGCACAGGAGCCACCTAAGTACAATATGTATTTTGAAGAATTTGGATCAATTATGCGTGAGTGTGCATACTTTGATGTTAAATATGATCGTGCATACCCAGCACTATATGCACAACTATCTCCAACCTTTAACAGAATTAAAGGCTACACTACCTCTGGATTTAAAGCAGACTCATATGGAGCAGAGTTTTTAATATTTAATGCTACAGATAAAGCCTTAAGTCTTGACGAAACTACTGGTAACTTTTTAAGAATTCAGGGTATAACATTTACACAAGACACCACTCATGAATTAACTGTAGATGAGTACTTTAAAAAGCGTGGAAACTTGTCAGATCCAGAGTTTGTAGGTAGCACTTTAGCATTTTCTCCTTTAGTTGAAAAGGCTAAATATGATGAAATTAGACAAAGCAGAATGATTTATGGAAAGAATGATTTTACAATCGACAGTATATATGTTCAAACAGATGATGATGCTAATGCCTTAATGGGGTGGATTATTAATAAGATTATGCATCCTAAAAAATCTGTTGGTGTTAATATGTTTTCTATCCCAACTCTTCAACTTGGAGATATAGTTACACTTAACTATAAAGACTCTACTGGTCTTGATCTTGTTTCTTCTGATACAAGTAGATTTGTAGTATATAATATTGAATACTCTAGAGGAACTGACGGACCAAATATGACAGCATATTTGAGTGAGGTATAATATGAGATTTTATGGAAATATGATTGATGGTGGTGGTGAAGATTACGTTCCACAAAGCGTACAAAAGGCTGCAGTTGTACCTGCGCCAGCAGCACCAATTAAAGTAACTGTTGAAAGAGGAGATACCCTTTCATCTATTGCAAAAGAAAACAATACAACAGTTAAAGCAATTTTAGCAGCAAATCCTAAATTTACAGAACAGGCTAAATATCAAGGCGGTAACATGATATGGGCTGGAACAACTGTAAAGATTCCACCCAAAGTTTCAACACCACCAAAAGCACCTACGCCAAAAGTTGACGTGCCACCACCACTAGTTCCTCAAACACAAGAAACAACAAAAGTAGATGAAACAACAACATCCACAACAACAGCAAGTACCACTGAAACTGGTACTACAACAACTACTACAACTACTACAGATAGTGGCGGAGGAAGTACATATTCTGGCGGATATACAAGTGCTACACCAATAACTCCAGCAGACATAACAACTGCTTCAGTTGCTGCTGCGCTTCCGCCACCTCCTCCAGTAAAAACAGCACCAATTGATACAGTTTTATTTAATGATGATGAATTACCAATTGAGGTAATGACTGATCTTATATTTGAAAATATTGGTGGGCAAGAGTTAATCAATATTGCTCGTAATGATATTATTAATGGTCAGCAAGTTTCTTATCAGCCAATCAAGAACCTTTCATCTATTCAGCAGCAATATAACCCTAATAATATACTTAGTGTTCAGGCTACATCTGATAAGTATTTTGCTAATTTTCCTATTAAACTTGAAAATAAGATACCAAAAGTTGGCACTGGTCCTAATGGAAATCACATATATATTGATTCTACAAATGGAAACCTAGTAATTGAGGCTGTAAATGTTGAACAAGATGAGCAGATTGAGATAGAAATTACGGTAAGTGGTACAATATATGAAGCGGAATTTGGAGAAATCACGTCATGATAACTAACACTGGTAAAAGCATTATAGGAAAATATATGCTTGGACAGGCTCCTGCCTATGCTTCTTTTATAGCGGTTGGCTGTGGTCCTACCCCACTTGACCTTGAAGACACCCCTGGTAATTTTGCCACAAAGGAAGCCCTTGATTTTGAAATGTTTAGAATACCAGTTTCATCCAGAGGGTTTGTTAATGAAAATGGTGTTAATAAAATTGTTTTAACTGCAGAACTACCAACAGAAGAAAGATATGAGATTACAGAGGTTGGTTTATACTCAGCAGGATCTAACCCTTCCGCTGGAGCATATGACAGTAAAACAGTTTTTGCTTTTACAACTGCAGAAAACTGGCAACATCATACAGCATCGGCTGCAACTGCAATCCCTTCTTATTCTTCACCACTTGACGATCCAAATGATGACAATGTTATTGCTATTGCAGAATCAGTATTTCAAACAAATGCAGATAACTCTATTTTTTACAAGCCTGCTCGTTCAGCAAGATATGAAAGATGTAGATTTTTAAATAATACAATTTTTATTCAAGGCGATGACTCAGATCTTACAATTAATGAAGAAAGTGGTCCAGCAGCAGATCACTTTGTTATAGAGCCTGGATCAAATCATATCCATTTAACTGGAGCAAATGTAGACTTTACAAGAAACTCTCCAACTGATGAACTAAAACTAGCATTTTCTTTAGTAAATAAAGATGGAGACTCTTTAGCAATACCAGAAACAATTAGAATATTAGTAGATTTTGCAGATACAGATGCATCAACACCTACTGGGTTTGCAAGGTTTGAAGCAGAAATAAATCATGGAACATCAGGGAATCCAGAAGATGTTCAAGACTTTTCAACAAATAGATATTTTGTTGTTACTAAGCAACTACAGGAATTATATACAAGCGCAAACTTTACTTGGAACGCCGTAACAGTTGTTAAAATTTATGCATGTGTTATTGATGGTGGAGTTCCATCTGAAGATTACTACATTGCTTTGGATGCCATTAGATTAGAAAACGTAGCAACAGTTAACCCATTATATGGCTTAACAGGATACTCAGTAATTAAGACTGACGGTGCAGAAACAATTATTAAGTCACCAAATACAAGTAATTATATTGAATTTAGATTTTCAATTGGGGTAACATAATGGAAAATGAAACTATTAAAAAGGTTAAAGTTGAACAAGATAATCTTCCAACAATAAATAGTACTACAGAAAAATATGATATAAGATATAGAATTATTTCTGAAGATAAAAACAGAACCTCACACTGGTCACCAATAGTAACGCTTGATCCAGAATATATTTATGTTCCTGGAAACATAACCATTGTTTCTTCAGGAATAACTACTGTTGCATGGGATACAGTTACTATTAAAATAGGCACTCAGGTAATTCGTCAGGCTAAAGATTATGATGTTTGGGTAAAGTGGAGTAGGGCTGCAGGAAATGGAGACTGGAATTATGTTCAAAGAATCTCTGGTAATTCCATTAATCTTGTTCATCCAACTACGTTTTATATTAATGGTGTAGATCAAACACAAGCACCAAATAGAGTAACAATAGAAGTTTACTTAAAGGGTGAACCAATAACAAGAGATTCTGTAAACCTTTTGGTTTATAACCCTGCAATGCATACGATCTAATGATATAATGGAGAGATAATGGCTAAAGTACCGCTACCAGAACGAGGACAACCCTTAGATGTTACATACATCTATCAGTTGGCTGATACTATTAATGATCTGTCTACACAGGTTTCTTCAGCAACCTACAACTACACAACGGTAGATACCGTAAGCGCAGGAAAACAAAGCGTAAAAACATCTGAGGCTCGTATGATTGGCGGGTATGTTGAGGTAGCAAACAACTCAACAGTATCAGCAGGAAACGAAAAAACATTCTCATATGACTTTCCAAGCGACTTTAAGTACCAACCAATAGCCACTGCTACACCAGTAAACATTGGAAACACACCTGCTGGACAAAATGTTAGTGTTATTTTAAAAACAGTTACAACTTCTAGAGTAGAAGGAATAGTTAGGTTTGGTGCTTCTGGAGATTTATCATTAGCAGTTAATTTAATTATTCTTGGTATACCAAACTAAAGTTAAGGGTGGGAAATGATTTTTTGCAAAAAATGCAAAGGTCGTATGCTTGTCGATAGACAATACAATACAACCGAACATATAGAGATCTTTTGTGTGTTATGTGGATCAAGAATTTTTTTTCACCCTCCTTCAGAAAGTGAGCAAGGTAGATGGATACTGCAAAAGGAAAAATCCAGAGCCAAGCGTACAATAACGAGCCTGTAATAAAAGGAAATCAAAAGGTTTGGTTTTTAAATGGTGATCTTGTAAGGCTATATCATAGTTCACGTTCTACTGGAATGGTAACTGTTTATAATATTAATAAAGATAGAATAGAAACATGTTTGCGTTCTGACTTTAGAAAAAATAGACAACGAGCATATACCGTTGCTGAGACTGCTAAATTAATTAATCGTCATAGAAAGTATATGCCAAGTTTAATTAAACGAGGAGTCATTCCAAGACCAGTGGGTTCAAGTATTGGTGGTAAGACTGGATTTCAAATCAGATCTTATTATTCAGAAGACCACGTTAGAGAGATTCGTGCTATACTTGCAAGTATACATATAGGACAACCAAGAAAAGATGGACTAATAACAAATAATAGTACGCCTACAAGCCAGGAGTTGACAAGGCGAATGGGAGACGGTATACTTACATATACGAAGACTGAAGATGGAAGGTTTATTCCTGTTTGGTCTGAAAGTATTTAAAACTATGAAATGGGTGGGGTAATGGAAAACGATTCAACAAAAGTAAATGTAACTCTGGGATATACGCTAAACCTTGGAAACTTTCAATCTCTAAGACTTGATCTTGGCGTTATTGATAGCAAGCGTGATGGCGAGACTACTGAGCAGGCATTTGAGCGTGTCTACAAGTTTGTAGAAGAAAAACTCACTGACAAGATTAAAGAAGCACAGGAAGAGGCTGCAGAGGCATAATGGCTGAACGCAAAGACCGCATGGCTTTGCTTAGTAGGTACAGCAAGTTACATACAGCAAAGTATGAGCAAAAGCCATCTCTGAATTTAAATGTAGAGCAGTGGGCTTCTGATGCCTTGATAGAATCTTATGGCATTAGTAATTGCTATGAATTACTTGATTATTATTTTAGTGTTGCACAAGAACCAAGTTGGAATTATTTTGCATACAACGCAGAAAAGATTATCAACGGTAAAAAAGATTATCAATTAGATTTGCAAGAGCGCAAAGAGCGCAGAGCGATGGCGAGGAAGTGGCTTAGTGAATAATACAGAAGCAAGGGTTATATCTGCACTACTCGAAGATAAGCAAATGCATGTTTTGCTACAGGCAAATGTAGAAAATCTTCTTAGAACACATAACGATATCTGGAATTTTATTAGGCTGTACTTTGAAAATAATGGTAGCGTTCCCCCTGCTTCTTTAGTTGTAGAAAAATTTAGAGATTTTGAACCAGTATCTGGTGTCGGAGCAACTAAACATCATCTTGAAGAATTGCAGACTGAGTATTTAAATGATAGTCTAAAAGATATATTGAGGTCTGCAGCAGGAGAAGTGCAGGGTGGAGAAGGTTCAAAAGCATTAGAAGAACTTATCACTAAGACCTCAGAATTAAAAAAGAATACCTCTGCTATACGTGATATTGATGCTACAGATTTAGAGTCTGCTATTGCATATTACGAAAATGTTCAAAAACAAAAAGAGACTGGTCAAATTGGAATTAAAACTAATCTTCCAGGATTTGATAACTATCTACCTTCTGGAATTATGCCAGGTCAACTTGGAGTATTTCTTGCTTACCCTGGAATTGGTAAGTCTTGGATGGCTTTATACTTTGCAGTGCAAGCATGGAAGCAAGGAAAGTCTCCATTAATTATTTCTCTTGAAATGTCTGAAACAGAAGTTCGTAATCGTGTTTTTGCAATCATGGGTGAAGGTGTTTGGTCACATAGAAAATTAAGCAATGGTGAAGTAGAACTTGATATGCTTAAAAATTGGCATGCTAATAAGGTTGCAGGCAGACCAGAGTTTCACATTATTTCAAATGACAATGGTGGTGAAGTTACACCCTCCGTTATTCGTGGAAAGATTGATCAGTATAAGCCAGACTTTGTTATTGTAGACTACCTACAACTTATGAGTCCAAATCAAAAGTCAGATAATGAAACGGTACGAATGAAGAACCTTTCACGAGAACTTAAACTTATGGCTATTAGTGAAGAAGTTCCTATTATTGCTATTTCCTCTGCTACTCCAGATGATGTAAAAGATCTTAGTAGTGCACCTACTCTGGGTCAAACAGCATGGTCTAGACAGATTGCTTATGATGCTGACTGGGTAATGGCTCTTGGTCGTGCTACCAATAGTGATATTATTGAGTGTGTATTTAGAAAGAATCGTAATGGTTTTATGGGTGATTTCTTAGTACAAGTAGATTTTGATAAAGGTTATTACAGATACAAAGATTACGAAGACGGAAAATAAAATGACAGACATATATACAGAAGAGCAAATTAGAAGAGTATTAAACGGAATTGGCGTAGATGTTGAGGCTGAGTTTGGTAATGAACTAATTGTGTATTGTCCTTATCATAATAATAGTAGAACTCCTGCAGGAGAAATATCTAAAGAGCATGGTAGGTTCTTTTGTTTTGGATGTCAAGTAACCAAAAGTTTAGAAGAGTTTGTTATGACTATATCCAATAGGACATACTTTGAGGCAGTTCGATATATTCGTAGCAAGGGTCAAGAAACAGATCTTACTAGTGTAATAAATAAAACACTTTATAGTCCACCTGACTTTGTTCAGTATGACGAACTACTTATTAAAAGATTAAATAATCAGGCTATGGAATCTCCTAGGGCAATTAGATATTTTGAAGGTCGTAAGATTACAAAAGATTCTATGATCAAATTTAGCCTTGGATATTCAGAAAAACAAGATTCAGTTACAGTACCAATGCATAATCACGAAGGAATGTGCCTGGGCTTTGTTGCTAGAACAATCGAGGGTAAAGAGTTTAAGAATACTCCAGGTCTTCCAAAAAGTAAGATACTATTCAATCTTAATAGAATTAAAACATCAAGCATTGTATATGTCGTAGAATCATCATTTGATGCAATACGATTAGATCAAGTAGGTTTCCCAGCAGTTGCAACTCTGGGTGCTAATGTGTCTGTATCACAAATCAGACTATTAGAGAAGTACTTCAACAACGTTGTACTAATAGCAGATAATGATGAAGCAGGAATTATCATGACAGAAAAGTTAATTGAAAAACTTGGATCAATGGTAACTATTGTTAATCTAGATAAAAAATATAAAGACATAGGTGATATGGATGATGATTCAATCAGAAAACTTGAGTTTCAGTTTGACAATTCTATATCGGCTATGCTAAAATAAATATAACAAACAAAGGAGAAACACATGAGCGTAGTAAAGGGACTCAAAAATATTAATGCCCTGCTCGACAAGCCAAAGTATGATGAAAACTCACCAAAGGTAAAGTGGCTTAAACTTGCCGACGGTCAATCAGTAAAAATTCGTTTCATTGAAGAACTAGATGAAGACTCTGCAAACTATAATGCAGAACGTGGTCTTGCACTAGTTGTTAAAGAACACACAAATCCAAAGGACTATAAGCGTAAGGCTGTAGACACAATGGAATCAGAAGGTCGTGACTGGGCAGAAGAGATGCACCGCAAGGATCCAAAGGCTGGCTGGAGAGCACGTCTTCGTTTCTATTGCAACGTTTTGGTAGATGACGGCATTGAAGCACCTTATGTTGCAATCTGGTCAATGGGTGTTAGCAAGCAGTCAGCATTTAACACAATTCGTGAGTATGCTCTTGAAACAGGAAGCATCTCAAACGTACTCTGGAAAGTAAAGCGTAATGGTCAGGGAACTGAAACATCTTACACAATTATTCCAGGTGCTCCAGACAAGGAACCTTTTGACTGGGCAGAAGTAAAACCATATCCTCTAGAACTAGCATTGAAGAAAATTCCATATGCTGAGCAAGAGGCATTCTATTTGGGCTTTGACGGTCCATCAACTTCTTCTGCTACCAACATCGACTGGTAGTAGATGAATTACGTAGGCTTACACGTACATACACACTATTCATTATTTGATGGTGTTGCTACTCCAGAAGAATATATAGACCGAGCAGTTGAACTTGGTATGCCAGCATTGGCTATCACAGATCACGGAACCTTATCTGGGCATCGGGAA